ATGAAAAATCGCTTTAGTGAAAGTACTGCTAGCCTAAAGGACCTCACAACCACTATGCCGATGAGCTCAAAGGTTCATGCAGAAATTGTAAGAAGGAGGGTCATCGTCAGACGCTTGCTTGAAGATGTAAGAGACGACGCGAAAAGAAGGCGAAGTGATCTCTGCTGAGTTTCCTAGATCAATCTAGGATTTTACTGAGGTCTTTTATTAATAAATGAAGCCGTAGGCGTACCCAAAGTCGATAGAAAGGAAATCCGAAATTTAACGAAGGACAAATAGCAAGAATACGCTATACCGCTCCCGATTACTGAACACCTTGAACAGCCGAGACAACCACATCGAAGGAGCAAGGCTTTACAAGCAGCGCGTCAAAAACCCTCAATGCTTGCCAAGAGTTTTTCAAGGGCGTCGCACTCAACAGCACAATTGGTATGGAAGAAAATCGAGAGTCATTCTTGAGCAAGGTTGCGAACTCCAACCCATCCATGATAGGCATCCTCAAATCTGTCAACACAACGTCCACAGGTTCATCAGAACCTATCATCATGTCATAGGCTTCTCGGCCATTCTCGGCTTCCAACACGCGGTAGCCTTCTGTTTGGAAGACCTCTGAAAAAATGGCCCGGACATCGCAACTGTCCTCAACAATTAGCAATGTGCGCCCTGGGTTGGCTTTCTCCATAACCTCTCCTCAATGTTGGCCATGGGTGTACTAGGTCAGGACATCAGAGGGCTAAAGACAGTATCAGGCAAGAACCATTTAATCTGCATCAGAGAATTCCTGACAAACGCGCCGCTTGCTCTGACAGAAGCGTAGGACTACGAGACGGCGGCAAGGTAAAAATCCATAAGCTATCAGGGCACTAGAAATGATCAGTCAAGACCCGATTTTTTGCGGGCATTATTGAAGCGGTCAAAATCGTCCCGACAGTCAATATTGCAAAACAGCAAGTTGACGGCCACCGATTCGTCACAAAAATGGCAGCGGCAATCCGGCTCCAGTGAAGGCGCGCGACGTGCGGCTGCCAGGCCAGCCGCGATAGTCCGATAGATCTTGTTGTCAGCGTTATCTGCATGATCGCTCATGGTTATTTGCCCTCATTGGTAGGAAGTTGATAGGGGCGGAACCGGACCACGTCTTGGCCGGCCCACTCGTTCAAGGAAAGGAACTGCGCCTGCAACGGCTCGATCTCGTTGCAGCCGAAGACCGCAGCGGCCTTCGTCACATCACCAAAACCGCCGGTGTTGTTGGGCATGGTCCCGAGTAATTGCGGCGGCACGCGATGCGCGGCCAGCACGTCGTCGCGTGTGCAGTTCTTGATGTTGAAAAATTCGTCCTTTGCCGCGATCTCGGAGACCGGCAGGATCTGCAGGCCATCTTTCTTGCCGCCTGGTGCATACACAAACAGATTGCGGAAGTTGCCCGGCCCTTTGCTGTTGCGCATCGCCTCGCGCAGCTTGTCCACGTCGTTGACGTTGCTGGCCGTGTCGGTCATGTAGAGGATGAAGCCCGCATGCGAGCCGTTGAGGTAGTAGCGCCGGCGGAAGAGCGTGGCCGACTCATTGAGCCAGGCTGACTGCAGCGCGCTCACGTACTGCGGCACCCCATACACCTCCTGATTGATGTCGGGCGCCTGCAAGTGCCAGATGCCGTCCCGCTCAAATTCGTAGGTATCCCGCCAGCCATTGACGAAGAAATAGCGCCCTGGCTCTACACCGACGCGCGTGTATTTGGCCAACGCCGGCTTGAGGTTCAAAAGTTTGCCCGTCATGCTCTCGCGCCGCTCCGCGTAGCAATTGCCGAACAGCAGAAAATCTAGCGCTAATCGCGTGAAGTCGCCCCGCGACAAGACGGCGGACGGCTGGAAGGTCGACGCCAGGATATTGACCTTGCACCAGATGGCACTAGCGTGATGAACGCTGGCATTCAAGGACTTGGCCAAGCCGACCATGCTCAAGGGCGGCTCGTACCAATCACCATTGCGGTAGCACTCGACGTCGGCCAGCATGTCCCGGCCTTCCAGCACGGGTGACGGATCGCCAAAAGAAAATGCCTCGACGGCTGATGCCGGCGGCTCAACCTTGGCCGGCAGAGTGTTGTCGGATGCAGCCGCGCGGCGGCGTGCTCTGTGTTTCATCAGAAGAACTCCATGGAAGAGGTGTTGTTAGCGGTGGTGCCTTCGAAGGGCTCATAGTCGAGGGCGTGCATGACGGACCAAGCCAAGTCAGCGTGACCGGTTTCTTCCGAGCGGCCGGCGTCGTAGGTGACAGCGCGCCCGCTGGGCGTGAGGATCTTGCGAATGGCCATGAAGGACTGTGCGATGTCAGTCCAGCCCGCATCGAACTGCAGGCGGCCGCTGCGGATGATGTTTTGTGCCTTCAGCACCATCCGCGTTTTGACTTCCGGCGAATAGCTGATGGCGGTGGCGCCAGGGAAGAACTGTTTCACCAAGGGATAGACGCCCACGCCCATGCCGGTGGTGTCGATACCGATGTACTGCACGTTGTAGCGGCCGCACATTTCCTTGATGAGCGCGGCTTGCTCGGCAAAGTCTTTGCCGCGCCATTGGTGCCGCTCAAGGATGCGGAAATTGCCGCCAGGGACGAGCGGCGGGGCAATCACCGAACAGCCGGCGCTGTCGCCGGTCAGTGACGGGTCATAGCCGATCCACACGGGCCGGTGGCCAAAGGGGCGTGCCGTGAAGGGTTTATAGTCGTCCCAATCCACCCACGAATCGACCATGCCGCGCTGCAGGTCAGCCAGCGGGAATACCGACGCAGAATCGTCGATGAAGTTACACATCAACAGGTTGTCGAACTGATCCGGCGAGTATTCGAAGTCGCGCAGTTCGTCGATGTCGAACAGGTCGCAGCCACCGGCCGCCGCGTCCAGGATCGTGACAATCTGGCGCCAGATTTTGTCCTCACCGGTGAAGCCAGATGACAGCCGCTTGTGACTCACATCGATGTTGACCTTTTCGCCCTTGGCGCGGCGCTTGTTGAACGCCTCACCGGTCCAGAACGGATAGGCCTGGTGCGTGGTGGCCGAAGGCGTGGAGAAGTAGGTCTTTCTCCACTTCTTGTGCAAGGCCATGCCGGACGCCACCTTGTTCAGCTCGGTGAAATTGTGCGTCCAGAAGAATTCATCGAAATAGAAGTTGCCGTGATAGCCCTGGGCGGTACGTGCGTTCGTGCCAAGGAAATACAGGTGCGCGCCGTTGGGCAACACGATAGGATCGCCGGACAGCTCAACTCCACACGCGTCCTTCGCAAACTGAATGATGTATTGCTTGAAGACGTGGGCCTGCGATTTCGAGGCCGAGAGAAAAATCTGATTGCGCCCGGTCTGGATCGCATCAATCAGCGCCTCACGCGCGAAGTACCACGTTGCGCCGATCTGGCGCGATTTCAGGATGATGCGAGTGCGCTCGCTGCCGTTTCGGTACCAGACCTTTTGATAGTCGAACAGGGAATCGTTGAATGCCTCGACGATGCGCTGCTGTGCCTCTTCGCTGAACTCGTTGCGCACCGGCTTTTTCTTCGGTCCTGCATTGCGATTGGCAATCTTGGGATTGAGGTCGGTTTCGTTTCCGCCCGGCTGCTCATAACGGCGTACGCGCGCGGCTTGCACAAGCTGGCGCATCAGTGCATCGAGTTCCTTGTACTCGCCATTGCCCTTTACTTCCTTGGCGATCAGTTGCACTATGCGCGCTTCAAGGGCAATCTCTACGCGCTCCAGGCGCGAGACCTTTTCCCATTCGTCGCGGTGCTTCCAGCTATTGACGGTAGATCGCTTGATCTTCAGATGGCGCGCAATCGACGAGATGCGCCAGCCCTCGAAGTAGAGCCGGCGCGCAACGTGCCGAGGCTCTGTCTCCTGGTCGATGTTGTCCTTGATGTCTTCTGGAATTTCTAACATGCCGCAAGCGTAGGCGGCGCGCGCGCGTAGCGGGGACTTTGCCGAGTCGCTATCCCCCTTTTCAACCCTCACTTGATTGAAGCATTTCGCCCATCGGCAGAAGATGACGTTATCCGATCAACCGATAACGAGCGCGAAAACTCATGGCAACCAAGAGCAAATTTTTCCGCGTCGCGACCGAGGGCGCGACCACCGACGGCCGTAGCATCAGCCGCGAGCAAATCCAGCAGATGGCCGACAGCTACAACGTGAAAACCTACGGCGCTCGCGTGTGGGTCGAACACCTGCGCAGCTTGCTTCCCGATGGTCCGTTCAAGGCCTACGGCGATGTCCTGGCAGTGAAGGCTGAAGAGGTCGACACCGAGAACGGTAGGCGCCTGGCTCTGTTCGCTCAGATCGAGCCGACGCCCGCGCTGATCGCCATGAACAAGGATCGCCAGAAGATCTTCACCAGCATCGAGCTGGCCGACAAGTTCGCGGATACCGGCAGCTCCTATCTCGTGGGCCTGGCTGTGACCGACAGCCCCGCCAGCCTGGGCACCGAGATTCTGCAGTTCTCGGCCACCAATCCCAAGGCCTCGCCCTTTACTCCCCGCAAGCTGAAGCCGGAAAACCTCTTCTCTGAAGCCATCGAGGCCAAGCTCGAATTCGAAGAAGACGGCCCGAGCGTGGCCGAGACCATCAAGCAGCTGTTCAGCCGCATCGGCGGTGGCGAGAAGAAGGCCGATGCCCAGCATGCCGATGTGGTTGCCGCGATGACCGCCGTGGCCGAGAAGGTCGGCGAGTTCGCGCAGTCTGCCGCGCAAGCGGGCAAGGATGTGGCCGACGCTGTCGCCCGCCTGGAGAAGCTGGAAAAGCGCGTGGGCGACGAATCGACTGCCGCCGAGCAATTCCGCCAGACCATCAACCTGACCGACAAGAGCAACCTGCAGCGCCCGCCGGCCACCGGTGGCGGCAACAGCGGCACCGTGCAGACCGAGTTCTAAGCCGCCGGCCCACGAAGCAAACCATTTCCGCATTTCACTGGAGCAGAACACATGAAGAATCAGACCCGCGCCGCCTATAACGCCTACACTTCGCGCCTGGCGACGCTCAACGATGTTGCCGGCGGTGCCGTCCATTCCACCTTCTCGGTGGATCCGAGCGTGCAGCAAAAGTTGGAAGACAAGATGCAGGAATCATCCGAATTCCTGGGCAGCATCAACATCATCGGCGTCGATGAGCTGGAAGGCGAGAAAATCGGCCTGGGTGTCTCCGGTCCCATTGCCAGCCGCACCGACACGCGCGGCGACAAGCGCCGCAGCACCCGCGATGCGTCGGCCATGACGAATACCCGCTATCGCTGCGAGAAAACCAATTTCGACACGCACATCACCTATGCCAAGCTGGATGCCTGGGCCAAGTTCAAAGACTTCCAGACCCGCGTGGCCAATGCGATCCTGAAGCGCCAGGCGTTGGACCGCATCATGATCGGTTTCAACGGCGTGAAGGTCGCGGCCGATACCAATCTGACCCAGTATCCGCTGCTGCAGGACGTGAACAAGGGCTGGCTGCAACAGATCCGCGAGAACTCTCCACAGCGCGTCATGGGCCTGGTCGGCCAGGACCTGCCCGGTAAGGTGATCATCGGCGGTGGTGCCGGTGCGGACTACGCGAACCTCGATGCTGCCGTGTATGACGCGGTGACCAATCTGGACCCGTGGTATCAGGACGATACGGGCCTCGTGGTCATCGTCGGCCGTGAACTGCTGCACGACAAGTATTTCCCACTGATCAACAAGGACAAGGCCCCGACTGAGACCCTGGCCGCAGACATCATCATCAGCCAGAAGCGTATCGGCGGCCTGCCGGCAGTGCGCGTGCCGTCCTTCCCGGCCAATGCCATGCTGATTACCCGCCTGGACAACCTGTCTATCTACTTCCAGAACGGCGGCCGCCGCCGTCGCGTGGTCGATGAACCGAAGGCCGACCGCATCGAGAACTATGAATCGTCCAATGACGCCTATGTGATCGAGGACGAGGGCCTGGCCGCCCTGGTGGAAAACGTGGTGCTGCAGGATGCAGCAGCGGGCGGTGCCTGATGTCCCGCCTGTCTCCTGCTGCGCGCCACCGGGAGCGCATGCTCGGCAAGTTGGCGGCGTCCGCCGGCGAGCCGGGCGGCGTGACCACGGGTAGCGCCTATGAGCTGATGCTGATGAAGCTGCATGAGGATCGGCGCACGCTGTCCAACATCCAATCCATCGAACGCAAGATCGAGATGAAGGCCACCCTGCTGCCGGCCTATCAGGACTGGATTGATGGCGTGCTGTCGGGCGGCCGGGGCGCCCACGACGAGGTGCTGGTCAATGTGCTGGTGTGGCACATCGATGTCGGCGACTACGAACGCGCCCTGCAGCTCTCGGCCTATGCCTTGGAACACCAGTTCACTTTGCCAGATCGCTACAACCGGACCTTGCCCACGCTGCTGCAGGACGATTTCGCGGGCGCCAGCCTGGGCGGCAAGCTGAAGGATGACCCGGCCCGCGCGGCCGAGATCCTGCAACAGGTGCTGGCCATGACCGGCCATGCCGACACGCCCGACCAGGCGCGCGCCAAGGTGCATAAGGCGCTGGGCCTGGCCCTGCTGGAGCTGGTCAATCAGGTGGATGCCGAGAACATCACGGCGGCCACGGCTGACCGGGCCACGGCTTCGCTGCAGCACCTCACCCGTGCGAGCGAGCTGCACCAGGCGGCCGGCGTCAAGAAGGAAATCGAGCGGCTGGAACGGCGACTCAAGAAGTTCGCCGAGCCGGCCAAGTAAAGAGCACCCCACGGCGCAGGGGCGGCCCGAGACGGAAGCGGCATTGTTCGTCGGATGTCTCGGCCACCGCCCCCCAATGACATCAACACCATGAGCTATATCGACGACGTGCCGGTGACCGCCGTGCCGACCGTGCCGGCCGATGTGAAAGCCATCACCAATGATGGATTCTTTCCAGATATCAGCATGCCGGCCATGCGGGATGCCATGCGGCTGGATTCGACCGTGACCGACGCGCGCCTGCGCCCGGCCCTGGTGGACGCAATCCTGACCACGAATCGGCTGCTGCGCGAATGGCAGGCCAGTTACCTGGCCAGGGGAATCCAGAAGCTGGAAGATGTGCCCGCGCTCAAGGTGGACGGTGAAAGCCAGTACGTCGCGCACTACCGTCGTGCCGTCTACAGCTTCGCCAAGGCCGACATCTTCGAGAGCTATCGAGACTACGACACCACCGCGAGCGCGCTGACCGACAAGAAGAACATGGAATGGATGGACACGGCGCCGGACGTGCAGCGCCGTAACGGCCATTGGGCGATCAATGACATTCTCGGTCGCACGCATGCGACCGTGGAGCTGATCTGATGCAGGTGCGCAGCCAGCAAGGTGACACGCTCGATGCGTTGGTGTTTCGCTACCTGGGCGCCAGTAGCGGCTATGTGGAGCAGGCGTTAGCGCTCAATCCTGCCTTGGCCGCGTTGGGGGCGGTTCTGCCAGCGGGAACGGTGGTTACCCTGCCCGCTGCCGTGGAAACGCCCAGCACAGCGCAAGACAGCATCAGCCTGTGGGATTGACAACATGAATACCAAATCACTGACAAGGGGAAACCAAGTTATGGCAGCAGAATCCGCCGGCGGCATCGCTGCCATCCTGAAAATCTACGGCATCAAGGCCGTCCTCGGCATGGTCGGCGCCGCGCTGCTCTATATCGTCCTGCCGCCGCGCAATCTCGATGGCTCCTTCAACGAAAAGGAATTTGTGGTGCGCCTGGCTTGCGCGGGGGCGTTCTCCATCATGTTTGGAGACGTGGCGTTTTCGGTGCTGCTGCAGCATGTGCCGACGATTGCCGCCGTGCTCGGCCCGAAACCGGTTGATTTGATGGTAGGTGCGCCAGCCTGGTGGATCACTCGGGCGGTGGCGCTGTGGTTTCAGCGACGCCAGGGCAAGGACATTGCCGAGCTGGCGCGCGACGTGAAGGAAACGCTGTGAACGCCACCGACAATCGCCGCGCCTTCCTGGGCATGCTGCGGTTCTCCGAAGGCACGTCCAATTCGCCGACCACGCGGGACCGCGGCTATGACCAGATCGTCGGCCGCACCCGCTTTACCAGCTACGCCGATCATCCGCGCGTGCGGGTCTGGATTCCCCGCATCAAGAATTGGTCTACCGCCGCCGGAGGCTATCAGTTGCTGATGCGCTACTACGATATCTACCGCAAGCAGCTTGGGCTGACCGGTTTCGGGCCGCAGGTGCAAGACGCCATTGCCCTACAGCAGATCAAGGAATGCCGCGCCCTGCCGGATATCGACGCCGGCCGCCTGGCGGACGCCATCGCCAAGTGCAAAAACATCTGGGCGTCCTTGCCGGGTGCCGGCTATGGCCAGTTCGAGCATCGCTATGTGGATCTCGAAAAGGCATTCACGCGGGAAGGCGGCGAAGCCATCGTGCTGCCGACCCTGAAAACCAGCGAGGAGCTGCACTTGGCGTTTCTGGATGCCGGCGGAGTGTTGGCATGATGCTGACCGACGCTTGGCGCGCACGCCTGCGTGCCGCGCTCGGCATCTGCTTGCTGGCGGTGGCCTTTGCATCTGCTTGGGCCGTCCAGGGATGGCGCAAGGATGCCGACATTGACCACCTGAAGGCCGGCATTGCCGTGGCCAATCAGGCAGCGGCGGATGCCAGGGCGGAACGTACGCAAAAAGTCCTGCAGGCCGAGCGAAGTGCCCGCGATGCCATCCAGGCCATCACCGACAAACTCACCAATGAAAGAAACACCGCCCGCCATGAGAAAGACACTTACATTGCTGGCGTGCGCAGCGGCGCTATCCGGCTGTCAGTCCCCGTCGTCGCTGCAGTGCCCGCCGGGCCCGGCTGCGCAGATACCGGCGCTACCGGCGGAGCTGGCCAGGAAGCGCGAGCCGAACTTACGCCAGCGGCAGCAGAGTTTCTTGACAACATCGCCAGCGAAGGTGATGACGCCATCCGACAAAGCAATGCCCTGATCGACGCCTACAACGCCTTGCGCGAGAAACTGAATGTACAAGCCCAAGAACTTGCGGGATTACCTGCGCAAGGCCATTAAGGATCTGGCGCAGAATCCAGACAAGCTGCACATCTTCATCGATGAGGGCGGCTCGCGTGCGACCGGCACGGCCGGCCTGTCTTTCGAGTATGACTATGTGTTGAACCTGATCTTGACCGACATCGGCCTGGACCTCGATCTGGTGTTCGTGCCGCTGCTGGCCTGGATGCGGGTTCATCAGCGTGAAGCCTTTGCCAATCCGGAAAATGCCAAGAAGGCTATCCGCTTCGAAGTGGACATGAACAGCGCCGATTCTCTCGATCTGTCGATCAAGCTGGCGCTCACCGAGCGCACCATTGTGAAACGGCAAGATGGCGGCCGGCTGGAGATCGCCCACGCACCCGAGCCCCACCTCACCCCGCCATTCGCTGATGACTTCTGGCAGCTCTACCAGGGCGATAGCCTGCTGGCAGAATGGGCCGTACCGAAGCTGCCATGAGTGACGATCTCCAACGCCTGGAAGAATGGGCCGGCGCCCTCCTCGCCAAGGTACAGCCGGCGCAGCGGCGGCAGCTTGTGCGCCAGGTGGCGAACGATTTGCGGCGCGAGCATGCCCGGCTGATCGCCCAGCAGGTTGCGCCTGATGGCACGCCCTATCCGGCGCGCAAGAACCGCAAGGAACTGCGGGGCAAGTCTGGTCGGATCAAGCGACAGAAGGCAGCGATGTTCAACAAGCTGCGGACGAACACCTTTTTGCGAATCCAGGCAGACGCCAATCAGGCGTCGGTTGGCTTTTTCGGAAAGGTCGCGCGTATCGCGCGCGTGCACCATGAGGGGCGGCAAGACAAGGTTGCTCCGCGCGGACCGAGCTACAAATATCCTGCTCGAGCACTACTGGGCTTCTCGGGACGCGATCTTGCTGAGCTTCGTCGGAGCCTCTTAGAACATCTTGATTTGACCTTGCTATAAACTGCCGAGGGGGTATTTTTCGAGTGGCGCAACACTATTCTCAGATGGCGGGATGAAAAATGGAGCAGAAGAAAAAGTTCGCGAATCAAATCGCTGAGCTGCAGCAATTGAATAAGGTATGCGAAGCCGTGCTCGCCTCGGCTGCAGCCCTTGATATGGGAGTGCCACCTGAGCGCGAGCAATGCCGAGAAGGTATGAGAGCACTGCGGAAAATGCTTGGAGAGATGAGAATAATGAGCCTTCAGGTAGAGATGTACATTTCTGAATACTCAGATCTCACTGCTGCCTCGAACGACAATATTAAATAATTGCTGGCGCAGAAATCCCTTCGTAATTGCGGCTTTTATATGGGCAATAACACGGCCGGCGAGAACTTACCAAGTTTCTCTTTGGAATCCGCCTCCAAAATACACCACATATATCCGAGTCGGCCATGTCGATAGATTCGCGGCTGGCCCAATCTCAGATCGGACCAGCCGTCCTTCTAGCGCAGTGAGGTGCTCATCAACTCGCACCGTGCGCCATGTTCGTCTGGTGTCTCGTAGCAAGTCTGACCTGCGCGAGCACCAGACGCGGCAATGAGCCCGACTACGACCAAGAAATACACGAGGTAGATACGCATAGTTACTCTCCTAAAGTGGGATTGAGAAGTGTGACAGTTCAGCCAGGAGGCATCCGACCGGCTTCGCTCATCCATTCACCCAGCAAGTCCCAATCGATAGAAGTCGACATGATGGTGTCGGCGGCATAAGCTCCAGATGTTCCGAGCAGACCTGCAGCGAGTGCCAGTAGTGCCAGATAGGTACGCATGATGTTCTCCTTTAGGTTGAACCCGAACCCAGATTCGGTATGGATGTATCTTGCTCTCCATGCGTTACGCCTAAATTGCAGAGAGCCACTGTCCTATTTCAGTTGAAATATTCCGGATATTGAGAGTGATGCGGCAATATCCGGGATATCAACCCGCCGCAAAGTGCCTTCCCGCGCGCGATCCGGCAACATGGGTTGCATGACGCCCGACCTCTCTGAACTCATTCGCACCATTCCGAATTTGATCCGCACCGGCAAGATTGCCGAGATCAATGCGGACAAGGTGCGCGTGCGCTTATCTCCCTCGCTGCTCACCGCCTGGTTGCAGTGGATCGCGCTGCGTGCCGGTGATGTCATCGATTGGTGCCCGCCGTCCATCGGCGAGCAAGTCATCGTCTTCTCGCCCAATGGCGACCTGACCCAAGGTAAAGTCCTGGCCGGCCTGTTCTCGGCCGAGTCCCCGGCGCCGCAAACCTCCCTCAACATCCGCGCCATCCACTACCCGGACGGCGCCGTGGTGCTCTACGATTTCGGCAATCACTCGCTGTCGGCCATCCTGCCGGCCGGCAGCTCGGCCCTGGTGAAGGCAGATGCGGTGACCGCTGACGCGCCGCAGACCACCTGCACAGGTGACGTGACCATCAAAGGCAATCTCGTTGTGGAAGGCTTCAGCGCCCTGAACAAGGGTGCCAAGGTCCTGGGCGGTGACGGTGGCGCAGCAATCGTCATCGAGGGCGACGTGACGGCCACCGGCGACATCAAGGCCGGTGACATCAGCCTGCGCAATCACCCGCACGGCGAAATCAAGCGCGGCGATGAAAAATCCGGAGTGCCGCTGCCATGATCGCCATGAACGCCTCTACCGGTAGCAGCATTTCTCTGCTGGATCACATCCGGCAGTCGGTGCGCGACATCCTCATGACGCCGCTGGGCACCCGTATCTACCGCCGCACCTATGGATCCGAAATCCCCGAGCTGATCGACCAGCCCCTGAATGGCGTGACCGTCATGCGCATCTATGCGGCCGTGGCCTATCGACTGACGCTGTGGGAGCCGCGTATTTCTCTTTCCTCGGTGAACCTCAACCGGGATGCCAGCGGCGCAGTCTCTGTGGTGTTGCAGGGAGTGACCAATGGCACCGCCGTCGAATTCTCCGTGCAGGTCCGTGAAGGGGCGACGCAATGAGCTCGCCCATCGACCTGTCCCTGCTGCCGGCACCGCAAGTACTGGAGACCCTGGACTTCGAAACCATCCTGGCCAGTCGCAAGGCGGCCGTGCTGGCGCTGCTGCCGGAAGGCGAGCGCGAGGCCGCTGCCAATGTGCTGTCGCTGGAGTCTGAGCCGGCTACCAAGCTGCTACAGGAGAACGCCTATCAAGAGCTGTTGCTGCGCAACCGCGTCAACGATGCCGCCAAGGCAGTCATGTTGTCGTTTGCCATCCGCGAAGATCTCGACCAGATCGGCGCCAATACCAACGTGAAGCGCCTGGTTTTGGTCGAAGCTGATCCGGATGCCTCGCCACCGGTGGCCGAGGTCTTGGAAGGTGACGATGCGTACCGCCTGCGCATTCAGGAAGCGCCTGACGCGCTCTCGACGGCCGGCCCGCGCAATGCCTATGAATTCCATGCGCGCAGCGCTGACGGCCGCGTGCTGGACGCGCGCGCCGTCAGCCCGGCACCGTGCGAAGTCGTGGTGGCCGTCTTGGCGAACTCGGATGACTGGCAGGCGCCGGCCGACCTGCTACAAACGGTCGATGCCGCACTTTCGGCCGAGGATGTCCGGCCCCTGGGCGATCTGGTCTCGGTGGTACAGGGCCAGGTCACTGACTACGAGCTGGAAGCGGTGGTGTATGTCGAAAAGGGTCCAGAGGCGCCCATCGCTCTGAACGCCGCCCGGTCGAACGCGGCCGCCATCTCCAAGCCGCTGCGCCCGCTCGGCTATAGCGTCTATCGCAATGCCTACGTGGCTGCCCTGAAGGTCGAAGGCGTGCGCAATGTCGTCGTGAAATCTCCAGCGGCGGACATTCTGTGCGGGCGCACGCAGGCCGCGCGCTGCACCGGCATCAAAATCACCGTCGAGGTGCTGGAAGAGGTGGACGATGTATAACCCGGTCCCGACCCTGCCGCCCAATACCACGCCCCTGGAGCGGGCTCTTGCGCGCGCCTGCGCCGCCCTGGCCGACACGCCGGTGCCGCTTCGTCTGCTGTGGAATCCCGACCGCTGCCCGGTGGAGTTGCTGCCCTTCCTGGCTTGGTCCTTTTCCGTGGATCGCTGGGACGATACCTGGCCCGAGACCATCAAGCGCGGCACGATCAAGGCCGCCCGCTACATTCACCAGCACAAGGGCACCATCGCGGCCGTGCGCGGCGTGATCGAGTCCCTGGGCTACATCATCAAGATCAGTGAATGGTGGCAGACCGAGCCGCCCGGCACGCGCGGCACCTTTGCTCTTGAGGTCGGCGTGCTGGATTCGGGCATCACCGATGAAATGTTCCTCGAAATGGAACGCCTCATTGACGACGCCAAGCCGCTGTCCCGACATTTGACCGGGCTGCGCATCCATCTGGAGACCCGTGGACAGATCAATGTGGGCGCATACGCGCAGTTTGGCGAGGCCGTCACGGTCTATCCCTGGTCCCCTGACAGCATCGAGACCGCCGGCGGGCCATTCATCGGCTGCGCCACCCACATTATTGAAATCATGAGCATCTACCCATGAGCACCTATTTTTCTATTCCGACCGAGATCGGCGAGGCCCGAATTGCTAATGCCCTGGCGCTGGGTATTCCGCTGAAGCTCACGCACATGGCCGTGGGCGATGGTAATGGCGTCGTGCCGGTGCCCGACCGCAAGCAGACAAGCCTGATCAAGGAACAGCGCCGCGCCCCGATCAATACCCTCGAAAAAGATCCGAAGAATCCCAGTCAGATCATCATCGAGCAGGTTTTACCGGCCGATGTCGGCGGCTGGTGGGTGCGTGAAATCGGCATCTTCGACGATGCCGGCAACTTGTGCGCAGTCGCGAACTGCCCGCCCAGCTATAAGCCTTTGCTGAGTGATGGTGCCGGAAAGGATCAGGTCGTGCGCGTTGTCCTGTTGGTGTCGAGCACCGCAGCCGTCGAGCTGAAAATCGACCCGGCGGTGGTGCTGGCCACCCGCAAATATGCGGATGATGCCATCGTGGCCTACGCGGCACCGAAAGCGCACACGCATGCCGAGCTGGCACCACTCAAATCCCCGGTGTTCACTGGCCAGCCGGTAGCACCTACTCCGGCGGCCGGTGCCGATGCCGGGCAGGTGGCCAATATCGAGTTTGTCGCCAGCGCGATTGCGCAAGCCATGGCGGGCGTGATTCCCTTCCTGACGGCCGTTCCCGCAAAGAAGCTGGTCGATGTCGTGATGGTCAAGAGCATTGGCCTGATGGAGTGGGTGGACGTAGCCGGCACTGGCGAGTTTCATGGTTACCGGACCTTGCGCTGCGGGGCGTTGGAATTTGGCACCACGGCTGCACCTCGATCGTATGAGGCCGATTTGGTTGGCGGGCTTGGCTCGAAGGTTAGCCAAGCATCGATTTGGGCATGGGCACAGCAGAACGGGCATAGCGTTGCCGCCGCGAACTGGACGGCGAAGGCGTTCAAGTTTGCCGACGTGGATGCCAATACCTTCCGCTTTCCAGATCTGCGTGATGTCTTTCCCCGTTTCACCGGCACCGATGCCGATAACGGTAGTGCGCGCGCACTTGGCGCTTACAAGGGCGACACGCTCAAGGACCACAACCATGGCCTGATCTTTTCCAGCGGTGTGGGTGGCACTGATGTCGTTCCCTACGGCGCGGGGGGCTCACAAGCCATTGGCACGCGAGCCGTGACCGGTGTTGTGGCCGCCGGCATCGCAGGCGCAGAAACAGCGCCCAAACACACCGCATTCAATCCACGTATTCACCTCTGA